GGCTCGGCTATTCTGGCGAAGGCCCTTCAGGCTGGTCGCAAGCGGCCAGCACCGAAAGCAGATCCACCCATCCACGCTCTCGACAATAAGACTCGATAACCACGCCTACCTCGGCGGTGATTGTTCGTCGCTCACGCGCAGCCATCTCCACTAGCACCTTGTGCATGTGGGGCGGGATCGCCAGCGCGCACCTCTTTTTTTGATTAGCCATGTCCACACACTACACGATCCAGTCGACCCCTGTCAAAAACTTTTAGTAGACTTCATGTTGACGCAAGTCGACAAGTAACATACAACAGTCGACACAGGGAGCGGTTAGCGATGTGGAAAATAATCGGGATCGGGATCGCCCTCTGTACTACTGGGTGCTCCCACATTCAGACCGAGATCCAAGTGTCGTATCAGTCCGGTGGCACATCTGTGACCACCACTATCAGGAGATAAACCATGAGCTACAGTAGCAGGATCGAGAGACTTGAGTCGGAGCTGACAGGATTGATCATGTACCGACGCGATCAGATCAGTAAGCGCAGTCGGGCGCATGCGTGCGGAAGTACAAGCATCTACAGGTTTCACTGCCGAAACATATCGAAGGTAGACGCAGCGATCAGCCGGTTACACGAGTCACTTGAGATAGCGCGCTGCTCGACTATCCGATGGACAGTGACCACTCCTGTGGAGGTCGCCTAATGCTGTGCCTGTCAGCCCGTCCAGTGTCGTGTGGTGGAGAGACCATTGTGTTGCATACACAGCATGGAGACATCTCATTGGTTATTGCTGACATTGATGGAGGCAGGGTTCGCATCGGCATTCGCGCTCCGGCAGATGTCAAGATAGTAAGAGTCAAACAAGTGATTGAGCAAGTACAGCAGGAGGTTGTTACTTGATAAAAAACTTCCCGCGACCAGTGGTATGGACTCGCGACAGCCTGGGCCGAGCGATCCAGATACCACCCGACATTAAAGTCTGCAACTGCTCGAGGTGCAATAGGCTATGTGTGCGCAGGTGGTACATGTCTGATCCGCAGGTCAGCGAGCTGGTCGATACGGGATGGCTTTGTGTGTACGGTCGTCATGTTGATGGCCGTCCAGTGTGTGTTGGCTGTTTTGAGGAGATGAAGTGAGCAGATTAAGCAATATCCAGAAGGGGCCTAGCAATCTAGCGCCACGCATAGTCATCTATGGCACCGAAGGCATCGGCAAGTCGACCTTTGGATCGCAGGCGCCATCGCCTATTTTTATTCAGACTGAAGATGGCCTTGGCCAGATTTCTGTAGATAAGTTTCCTGTGGCGCTAAAGCTCAGCTCAGTACTCAGTGATCTTCAGGCACTTGAGGACAACGAGCATCAGTACGGCACCGTCGTGATCGACTCGCTCGACTGGCTCGAGCGTCTGATATGGGATCACATCTGCACCGAGTACAGCGTTGCATCGATCGAGCTGGCGGCCGGCGGGTATGGCAAGGGATATGTGCAGGCTGTCCGCATATGGCGCGACATCCTTGGGCATCTAGACCGGCTACGTGATCGACGCGGTATGTGTGTAGTATGCGTAGCGCACGCCAAGATTGAGCGCTTCGAGGATCCCGAGTCTGCCTCATATGACCGCTATGCGCCACGTCTGCACAAGCTGGCATCTGGGCTGATATGCGAGTGGGCAGATGCTGTCCTTTTCGCTACACGTAAGATCCGAACTCTCGAAGAGAAGACCAAAGCCGGCACGCGGGTGATCGCGTCTTCGGTGAAGGGTGCCGAGGACCGTGTCCTTCGCACTGTGGGGGGGCCAGCATGCGTGGCCAAGAACCGGTTTGGTATCCAGCAGGACATCCCTCTGTCCTGGGATGCCTTCATGACATCTATGGGAGCCTGAACGATATGAATCTGAAAGAATTCGATCTGCCTAATGTGACACCGATGCAGCCTCGGACATCTGAGCCGCTGCCGCCGGGAGACTACATGGTCGAGATTATCGAGGCGAAGGAGATGGCAAACAAGAAGACTGACGGTACCCATCTTAGCCTGACATTCCGCGTCATGGACGGTGACTACCGGAGGCGCCAGCACTGGCAGCGGCTCAACCTTAAGAACTCTAATCCCATGGCAAAGGAGATGGCCAAGGCTGAGCTAGCCTCGATCGCCGTGGCTGTCGGCATCCCTAATCCAGAAGACTCGAGCGAGCTATGCAGCATACCGCTATCGATAACAATCGCACACAAGAAGAGAACAGATGGTACCGGAGGCACAGACGCATCAATAGTTGCGTACCGCCCCGCTGGCGAGCATCCGGGAGATGAGGCACAGGCTGCCGCAGCGTTCTCCGCCTTCTCAAGTAACAGCAAGCCGGCAGAAAAACCAGCAGCTCGCTCGCCCGTGCAGCCGCCAATCGCACCACCCAGACGTCCATCGTGGATTAACAACAGGCAGACTGCTCCGCCATATCAGCCTGTAGCAGCCAAGACTGGCGACGACATGGAGGCAGCCGACATTCCGTTTTAAGTCGTTGAGCCATGGGTTGGGTGAGTATGGACATCGGCAGGGTTGTGGCCGACTTCTTAGTACAGCCGATGCGCTGCCTGTCGACGACCTGAAAGCCCAACCTATTGATCGTGTTTCGAGGCGGGTACTGGGTGGCCTTCTGGGACTTGTAGACCAGGGGGCTAGGGGGTTCGATTCCTCCTGCCTGAGATGCTGACCAGCGGGGTGCTGGCTGATCGATCAGATAAGTGTTTTGGCAAGGAGCCCTAGATGTCAATTTCTGCAATACCGACACAGTACAAAGGCTATCAATTTAGAAGTAGACTGGAAGCTAAGTGGGCAGTTTTCTTTGATTCCGCAGGAATTGAATGGCAATATGAGAAAGAGGGATATCAAAAAAATGGAGCGAAATATTTGCCAGACTTTTATTTTCCTCATTATAAATTGTGGGTGGAAGTCAAGGGCAATGTTACACTTCAATGGGCAAGTATGATGGGCGAGTTTTTGTCCCGTGGGTGCCCATTGCCTAATTTTGACAATTCTTTAAACGTGCCAGGAGGCTTGCTTTTGTTAGGAGATATTCCCGATCCAGATAATTTTAATCTTCATCCTGTTATTACACATAGTAAAGATGGACTTCATAAGGAATATGTTGCTTTTCAAAAATACGGATTTTTTGCAGTTACTCAGCAAGCTTTTAACGTTGCCGCAATGTTTTGCGATGACATAGAACAACTAGAAATGCTTTCCAAAGCTAGTAAACAAAGTGCCGGTTTTGACAATAGATTGTTAGATTCATTAAGTCTTCTTGAACTTTTTTCAGTAGAAGCCATTTCGATAGAAATAGGCCACCATACTGCCTTGGCTTGCGACTTTTATTCAAACGCTAGGCGAGCACAATTTGAGCATGGGCAATCTGGATTACCAAAAACAACTGCAATTCGTCCGTTAATGCAGGCGTCAATCACACCACCCAAACGTCCATCGTGGAGTGGAACTAAATAACCAGTGCCATTTAATCTAAATCAATTTAATATCAAGCCAAGCTAGTGCTGACGCGCATTCCGACCGGGCGGGGCCATGGATGGCCATCCCGACAACATAGATCAACGACAAGGAGGTTGGGATGGACGAGGATCTGCTGCTCGATGCGGCTCTTAAATACGCACGCTTGGGCTATCCTGTTTTTCCGGCCAAGCCGGGCAATAAGTTCCCGATCATTACTGGCGGTCGCAACTCTGCCACAACAGACCAGCAGCAGATTAAGGCATGGTGGGCGCAGTGGCCTGACGCCAACATCGGGCTGAATACTGATAGCCTTGTCGTGGTCGACATCGACGGTTTGGATAATGCGTGGCCAGCAGATCAAGAGGCTGGAGCGCAGCTCGCCGAAGTGCCCACCAGCATGACGCCAAACTCTGGCCGGCATCATGTGTTCAAGCAACCTCAAGGCAGGCGCTGGCGCAGTACGGCCAGTCGGCTCGGCGAGCATGTCGACACTCGTGCTTATGGTGGCTACATCATTGTGCCACCGAGTCAATTACCTGCTGGCCAGTACCACTGGATTGATGGCCTCGAGCTCGATGTTCCGGCGCAAGAACTTAAGGAACCACCGCCGTGGCTGGCGGCCATGCTCGACGATCTTGAGAACGGCACACGCCTGACGCCTATCGGAAACACCACCGCAGGCGACGGCAACGCCATCGGATCTGGCCAGCGCAATGTGGCCTTGGCGCGGTTAGCGGGCAGCATGCGGTCAAAGGGCATGACGAAGGCGGAGATCTTTGCAGCCATATCGGTGGTAAATGCCGACCGATGCAACCCGCCACTTGATGATATCGAAGTTCGGAAGATCGCTGAGAGCGTGGCGCGCTATGAGCCCTCGCAGATATTCACGGCCTTCAGTGAGGACCATTGGGGGGCCAACGTGCAAGCGGCGCAGGAAGAGGCCAAGCAGACGCCGGCGACGGATGATCCGTGCGATCCCGGGCCATTCCCGAAAGACCTGCTGGATGTGCCCGGCCTTGTCGGCGCAGTCATGGACTACATCGAGCAGTCGAGTTATCGTTCTCAGCCAGTTCTCGCCCTTGCGTCTGCCATCAGCCTGATGTCGCTACTGACCGGCCGCAAAGTGCGCGACACAATGAACACCCGACCGAACATCTATTCCATTGGTGTGGCGGCATCAGGCGCCGGCAAGGAAAGCGGCCGGAGTGCGATCAAGAACTTGCTTGTCGCAGCCGGTGGAGCTCAGCACATCGGTGAAGGTCTGGCATCGCACACCGGGCTGGTCAACACCATGGGCCAGCAACCCTCGATGATTTGGCTCATCGACGAGGTGGGTCGCTGGCTTCGCTCGCTCAACGCAAATCAGGAGAAGGCTCCACCCCACCTGGCTGGCATCATCAGCAACCTTATGAAGTTCTACACCACGTCTGGCAGTGTCTATCTGGGCGACCACTACGCCGACATCAGTAATCGCGTTCAAATCAATCAACCGAACGTCGTTCTATACGGCACCACTGTACCAGAGAGTCTGTTCCACGGGCTGACTTCGGAATCGATCGCTGACGGGTTCCTGAACCGCGTGTTCATATTCGAGACGCCAGATATCCACGCAAAGAAAAAGAAGCCGACCTTATTCGAGCCACCCGAAGGACTTGCACTTGACTGTCAGAGTTGGCTTGGCTGGCGACCTTCGACAGGTAACTTGAGCGACATCAATCCTCGCCCGATGGTCGTGCCAACGACCGAATATGCGGAATCGGCATTTGAGAATTTCGATAATCACGTCGAGGCAGCTCAGGAGAAGGAGCAGAAGCCATTCGGTGCATTGTGGGCCCGCACCGTCGAGAAGGCTCGCAAACTTGCGCTAATCTATGCGTGCTCAACTGCCACACCTGGCGAAGCGTTCGAGATCGACGAGGCCGCTGTTACATGGGGCTGCAGGCTGTCGGAGTATCTCACCCTGCGATTGATCTGGTTGGCCAAGACTTGGATCAGTGATGGCCCCTTCGACTCACGGCGGAAGCGAGTGCTGCGGGTGTTGCGTGATGCTGGCAAGGAAGGGATGACGCGCACCGAACTTAGCCGTCGTACCCAATCACTGCGACCGGCGGAGCGCGAAGAGGTGATTGCGTCTCTGGTCCAGTCCGGAGAGATCAAATTAGTACAAATAGAAAAAATTGGCGCAGGTCGTCCGGCAGCTCGCCTTGTTTGCTTAGATTTGTAGGTACATCAGGGCATTCTCGAATTAATTAATTATTACTAGGTCACCTTTTTTCCTACCGGGGCCAATAAGTGAATTAATTAATTATTACTAGGTACCTTTTACCAGAAAGCACTGTAATCCTTGTACGGAGAAAGCCAGAAAAGAGGCGACCTAGTAATAATTAAATAATTATTATATATATTATTTTTATATTATATTTAATGCTATCCAAACATGTTGGCCATGATCGTGACGGCAGTTTATTAGAGTCTGGTGAAACAAAAGTCGAGGGTTAGATATGACCAAGACCGAAGTCCTGCAGGCGATCGTGAACGAGTTCGAGGGCGGTCTGGCGCTGACCGACCTCCAGTCGATGTGGCTCATCGAGACGCTAGTGCAAACACGCAAAGCCATTCGAGACAACTGCTCCATGCGATGCAAAGGCGCAGACTTCATGCAGGACTGGGCCAAGGACATCCTCGACGGTCCGATCGTACCGGCTGAATGATAGCGTCATCGCATGTCCTCTGGAGGTTTCCGATGAAGGTCACGATATCCGTCGAGAACAACGGCCTGGACATCGAGGTGTCGCACAACGACGCGGAGCGGACGGTCAGTCTGGTCTGCATGCGCGACAGCCACACCGTGCTTGCGGGCACTCTGGAGATCGCCGAGGCAGACACCCTCGGATACGTGCTACAGACGATCGCCGAGGGGCTCCGGCACACGTCGGACGACATAGAGAGTGATGATGACGACGACGATGACAATGACGACGATGACGGCAATGTCCCGAAGTGAACTATTGCAATTATTCACCGAGAATATCCGGCTCGTCTACAAAGCTTGTCAGGTATACAAGCCAGCCAAGATGGACAAGGACGACTGGGAGCAGGAGTGCATGCTGTATCTGCTGGAGCACCTTGAGTACTTCGATCCGGTCCGGTCTTGCTGGACGACATACGTCTACCTCATGGTCTGGTCTTGCTGCACACGGATCAGTCGACGCCTGAAAACGCGCAAGCATATTAGCGGACAGAGTATGTCCGGATCTGTGCGGGAGGATGGCAGCGAGATCATTCAGCTTCTGGCTCGAGACGAGTCCGACAGATTGGACGAGATGATCGATGCCGAGGACCGTGTCCGACTTTTGAGATCCAAGGCCCGGCGCGGCGTTCAACCAATAATCGACGCCATGCTGTCCGACAAGTCGATGGCGAGCGTTTCTCGGGATCTGGGTGTCAGCAGGCAATCGATCAATGAGCGATGGCGCAAGTGTGTGGTGGACTGGCGGGAGGGCATGCGTGATGGAAGGATCTGGATCGACTGACATCACACGCGAAACGCTGCTCGACACCTGTCTCCAAGTTTGCCAAGCCAATCTGGCCTATGCGCAGCACGAGATCAAAAGACTTAAAGCAGCCATTGCTGCCCATAAAGAAGAAGACCGGCATCACCTCTACAAGCCATACCGACACGACATCGAACTCTGGGAGCATCTAGATGGACCTGCTAGCTGATCCGTGGTCCGCGCACAAGGACTCCTGCGCCAATTGCGGAGCCGTCAAAGTGGTGATCGCTGACGGCCTGTGCCGCACGTGCTGGCGTGAGAACAACGGCGACGCAGAGATGGAGCGAGACGATGTCTGAGATCGATCCACCGCATTATGCGAGCGCCGATGGCAGCGATGTCGACTGCATGCGGGCGCAGCTCGCCATGCTCGGGCCGGAGCAGATGCGAGGCTACTGGCGCGGATGCGCGATCAAGTATCTCTGGCGATACCTTGGGAAGAATAAGCGGCAGGATCTGGCAAAGGCGCAGAGGTGCATCGAGCTACTGGACAGTCTGGAGGCGAACCATGACCGCGACAACATTCGAGACGTGGTTCGAGGAGTGGGCCGAGAAGCTGGGCGAGGCGGTGACGCTGGTAAGCAAAGCGGCTGCC